CCTTCATCAATACCTAAAGCTGTAAGTTCAGTTCTACGTAATTCCCATTCACCTTTTCTATCTATTAACTCTAGATCAAATTGATGCTTCTGTTGCAACTGTTGAGCTTGCATTTCCATTTGTTTTTGTAAGCCCTCTTGCTTCATTTGTTCCATATGTTGAGCAGCTTCTTGTGCTTTTGCTTCAGCTTTACGAAGAGCATCTTTAATTTCAACAAATGATTCTTGTTCTATAATCTCAGCTAAAGTAGAACCAGGAGTTCCATTCTGAGCCATAGCTTGTGCTAACTGTTGTAACTTTTGAATCTTCTGTGCATCTTTAGTTGAGTTAGACATAAATATACCTAATTCAGCTTCTGAATATTCGTGTGGATCAATATCTAAATAAACAGTGTGTCCGTATTCAGGATGTACAAATGCAGTTTTCTTACCATCAATCCATGCAAGTCTAGAGTAATCAAGTAGTGCTTGATATTCTCTTTCTTTAAATTGATCAAATAATCTGAAATACATTTCTGTAACAAGTGAAGATTGAACTACAGCTCTTTCTACACCACCTACAGTTTCAGATGATGAAATAGTACCTTCTCTTTGTTTAGAAATACCACATACTTCATCCCACTCATTTTTAATATAAGCTAAAAGATCCATGTAAGACTTGATAGTATCAGAAGCTAATCTGATGGCAGTCTGATGTTGTGCATTGAATCTTACACCTTCTTTATTATAATCAACAAAACCTATACCTGTTAAATCTAGATAGTCCATCCATTTATCTGTAGACCATCCTTTAGGGATAATGTTTACGTCTAATAGAGACATTTGGTCTTTCATTTTAGCAATAGCTAATTCCATACGGAAATGAATACCATTATATAATACTTGGAAAGGTACACCTAATGAAACAAGAGATACGTTTTTAGAATTTCTGTTAGACATAACTCTACCATTATACGGAGCTTTACATTTAGAACCGTTATCTAAAGAACCTCTTTGTACAGGACAAGGACGGATTTTCTTATAGTATTTATTATTAATTCTATATCCTTCCCAGAATTCATTTTCCCAATGCCATTCAATCTCTTGATCTGGTGTTGGTTTATAATCTTCTGTTACATCTATTAATTGTTCTTGGCCAAATTCATCCATGAATTTTACGATACCAACTTTCTTTCTAGATTTCCATACTACATGTATTACCTCTAAAAGTCTACCGTAAGATTTAAATGGTTGTTGACGATCTTGAATCTGAGCAAATGGAATAAACCACTCAGAATTTATAGGTGCAGATTTTTCTAAGTCAGCAATTTCGTCTCCTGTTAAAGGATCGTCACCTTGAAAGTAATCTACAATACCAGATACAGTCATATATTTTCTTCTGCAAATCCAATCTGCATCTTCAACAAACTGAATATCAGGATCTTTATCAAAATCCATATCTAGTGGATTGACTGCTTCGTAAACTACTTCATTAGCTATTACGTCTCTAAAAGAATATAATTCTCCAGCAACTAAAGCATCATGGAAAAGAATATCAAACTTCTCTTCAAGACGACAATACTTCTTTAAAAAGTCTAAAGCATTTTGACCTAAGATAGCACGTTTGTCTCTGTATTTAGAATCAAACTCTTTTGCTACGTATTCAGGAGTTTGAACTTCTTGTGAAGGTACACCTGTGTTAACACCTTGAGCATTAAGTTCATTGATAAACATTTGCTCTAAGGTCTCTTTGATCTTAGCATTACGTTCTTCAAGTTTAGTATTAACAACGTCATCGTTAGTTACTACTACTGTAAAGTTATCAAGTCTTTTAGCAAATTCACCTCTAAGTAAGTCAATCTTTGGTTTAATGATAGGATAGTTCTTTACGAAATTAGGAGAACCTGTTCTGGTTACACCATAAGGAGCTAAGAAAGACTCATAGTCCTTGTTGTCAATGACACCGTTATAGTAATCATACAACTTTTTAAGATACACCTTGTAAGAAGAATTAGAAAAAGATGCTAATGAAATAAAAGCTCTAATGCACGTTTTACCCCATTGATTATCTTCCCTAATCTTATCCTTATAAGATACAGTCTGTATTGGTATATTAAAAAACCCAGTTGATTTAACGTCTTCCATGTTATGCAAATTTAATAATTAGAATCGAAATTACCTAATGAATGAAATCTGTTGAAAAAAGGATCGGCTTCGTAAACATAATTTGGTTTATCAATTGCTTTGCTTTCTATCTGTTTTTGATAGAACATTGCAATAAGTAAAGCTGACACCCTATCAAAGTTACCTTCATAGTCAAATTTTAACAATTCTTCCAACAAAGGTACTGAATAAATCATATTAAGATTTAATTTATGATTACCTTTTGCATCAATTCCTCTTTTTGATAACAACCAGTCTCTCAAATAGATAGTTCCCTGTTGCTTCTTTTTAAGATTAGACATTGACATACCATAACTCCTTCCTAATGAGTTAGATACCTTTTCACCTTTATCATAAATATCAGATTCATCTTGAAGTAGATGAAGTACCTTGTTTGACCTGGCATACTGAATAACGTTACCTCGGTCATTTTCAAAACCTATCTTAGCATTATAATACTTAGCAATCATAAACATGATCCTGTTATACTCATCTTGACCTGCTTTTGGTCGGCCAATGTATTCAGCTACAATACAGTCATCAGGTTGAGATAGGTTATTAACCTGCTTTAATACATAAAGTGCACCTAAAGATTCACCTTTATCTGAGTCTATGCCGTATGGGTCATGACCTATGTAATATAGATTATCAGGAATTTTACCATTATCATAATACGGCCTTTGATATTGTACAAAACAACCCTCTCTATCTGAATCCTTTTTAATAGGAAATGAATCGATAGGCTTTGCATCCTCAGATGGAGTAAAGACTACGGTGTTATTTTCTTCTGAAAGTATTCCACATACACCAAGTGAAGAGTCTATTTTAGAGGACTTTATGTAATTAATCTGTGCTTGTAATTCAGCTTTAGGAAAGATATTAGATGAGGTCTTAATAAAAGCCTCTTTAGGAGTCCTAGGAAATTCAGCTAAGAACTTATCTACTGAGGTTGAGTCTTTAGATGTTCTTTTAAGTTTTTCTATCTCACCTTCAATGTGTAATTTAGCATCTTCTATTTGAGATTCTCCTTTTTGAGTTATAAATCCACCTTTAGAATAATAGTCAGGTAAAAAGTAACCTATTGACGTTAATTCCATACCATCTTCCCAGATATTCTGATAACATCTAAAGTTATAAGGCTCAGGATTATAGAACATCTCATCAAAATCTACGATACCACCAGAAAAGTCACCTCCAGTACCAAACACAAATATCTGACCTGATACTCCCATACCTTCTTCTACGGTAGGACGGGTTGCATTATAAGTAGCTTTTAAATTTGAAAAAGAACCTGCTTCTTCAAATAGAATTACGTTAGCATCTTTACCCCTAGCTACAGATGGATTGTTCTTAGCCGTCATAGCTAGAATCTTACTCATGTAACCAGACCTAGTTTTAGTACCATCAGCCATAATCTCCTCGTAACCAGCAAGTACCTCTTCTCTAGGTTTATTAATTAACCTGTTTTTACCAAAGTCTGTATACTTCATCAAGAAATCCAGGTACGACACAGCCATACCCATTGTCTCTTCAGAGTAATCAGATGATTCAGCTATAATTAGAGATGTAGATTTACGGTAAAACGTATAATTATAAGCACACTTAGCAGCATTCTTGTAAGAATAACCTCTACGTCTAGGCTTTAACACGATCATATGTTGACCTTGTTCTTTAGCCTTCTCACATTCTGTAAAATAATACCAGTCTGAGTCCCAGAAATCAGGGAAGGTAACTAACTTTTCTACCTTCTTTTTACTTTTAATAGCCTCTGAACCAAATCCAACCTTTAATTGTATCTGGCAAAAGTTTAAATAGAAGTAATGTTCACCTGTAATACGTACTCCACCTACGGAATAGCCATTTTTACAATAATATTCTTGTTCATCCCAATACTTAACCCAATCATATGAGTGTTTAGGAGCATCTATGTAGAATCCTGTACCTGTACTTTTAAAGTTCTTTAACCATTCTAAAGCAGGTCTACGGAATTCATCTATGTTTACGTAACTTAAATCTAAATCAAACATTATCTTTCCCTTTCAGATATTTCTATATTTCCTTTAGCTTTTGAATTATTCTGTTTTTCGTTCTTAATCTTCTGTTCTAAGCTTTCAAGTTCTTTTAACATTTGTGGTACCCTTTTACCTACATCCATTAACGCATTAATATCATCTACCGTTAATTGAACACCTGTTTTTACAGCATTACCCATTTTAATATATGGTTGCTTATGTGTATTATTAGCTAGATTCTCTTCTAACTGTTCAATAAGGGCTTTAATAATCTTGTCTGTCTTATGGATAGTCTCGTTTAACGTTACTACTAACTTCTCAGACGGGGTAATGGTTATCCTTTTATAAGTCTCTATGCATTCTGCTATCTCAGCATCTGGTTTCCATTTAGGATCCTGGAATATATCATTGGCTAAGTGCCCATGACGTTCTTTATCTGGGAAATTAGCATACTTTGAATTGTTATCTGCCATGTTAAAGATATAACATAGCTCTTTTTTACAAGTCTTTTTATACTTGTCTTTATCTCTTACGATTATTTTTCTGAAACATTCAATGTCTCTAATTTCTGGTGCTGGTTCTGCTTCTAGGTTCTGATTTAAAATTAATATCTTCATGTTTTCGTTATTTCAAATTGATGTAACAAACCTCCTATTGAATCTACTAATTGCTCATTTAACCACAGATCACCATGACCTGTATGGTAAAGTATACAATGAGTAAGTTCATGATAAAAGGTATGTTCAACAATACTTTCTTTATATCTTCTCCAATTCTTATTTACTTTGTATTTATCTGCTAAGATAATTTTATTCTCGTAATATAAGAATCTACCTAAACATTCATTCTTGTGACAATACTCGTTATCTATCTCTATAGTTATAACGTGACCTAAGATATTAAATTGTTTGGGTATCATTTAACAAAGATACTATATTTTCTACAGTATCTTTTACGATAAAAGTTCTAGTGTCATATAACTCCATAATTGTATGTGCAGGATTAATCTTTCTTGCAGATACACAATACAATTCATCTTCTAAAGTCTTGACATTGAACCACATAGGTAACCATGTTGTATCTTCTGTTTCTTCTGGTTGAAGATTAAGCTCTTTTAATACTTCTTTGTACGAATCCATAGGTGCTTGTTCTGTTAAGCACATTACTTCTAGTTTAATTAGTTTCATATTTTTGCTTTATTATTTCTATCGTCCATTACTTTATTATATACTGACATTGATACCTTATAATGTCTACCACAGTTCTGACACTGCATTTTTTTGAATTTAGTACCAGTAGCAGTAATTACATTACCATTAAACTTAGTGTTTGTACTTGCACATTCAGGACAATCTATTTTTGTTTCTCCCTGAGCCACAGCTACATGTGTTTTATGTTTAACGTAAGTTTTCATTTTCTTAAACACCTTCTCTAATAATACAACATCTTTCTTGCAGTATTTTATCATTTTAACCATAGATGTCTTATCGTTTTCAAGAACTATTTTCTTCCAGAGATCGTAACCCGTATGTAGCTTATTGCCAAATCCCATAAAGCTTGACATATAGTCTAGTTTATTTGAGTTAAATCTAAAATATTTTTTGGCTAATTTGTAAGTATCTACAGATTGGTACTCTGGCTGTGCATTTATACCGTGATGTAAACATCTGGTTCTCAACCACTTAATGTCAAAGTTATCAGAATTTTGACCTACAACCTCATCAGCTTCAGCCATAATCTGCATGAATTTTTCCAAAAGTTCTTTATCATCACCCTTATTCCATTCAAGAGAATGTGTTTGCTTTTCATGTTCCCATTTGTAGCAAACACAAATTATTGCTCTTTCGTGAATAATATTTTCATGGGATATATTTAGTTTATACCCAGACGACCAAAAGAAACCAATATTCGGACTGGTTTCAATGTCAAAAAATAGTCTTTTAAAACTCATTACATTTCTATTAAGTGTCCACCTGAAGTTATTAAGTCTAGTTTACCTACATATCTACCAATAATGTTGTTACAAGCAGTAATAATTCCTTCTTCATAAGAATTACCAGCATGTTTAGCCATTAATTGAGTTTCAAGACATGTATTAACAACCTTCAATAACTCCATCTCAATTCCGAGTTTCGGAAGTTCAGGCAATTTTGCCTTCGGGTCTATGCTTCTTGTCATATTTTTCTTTAAATTTTTTTAACTGTGGTACATTCGGATAAAAGGTTCCGAGTCCTGCTAACTTAATTGAAGGGGCATTTTCATTTACATAGTTTTCCTTCATATTATTAAATACGAAATTAAACTGACTGTACCATATCTCTTCTACCTTAGATTTAGGTAAGTCATGTTTAGTGGAAATGCTATTGAATACTTCTTTCATTAAGGTAGTACTATTATATTATTGGTAGTGCTAGGACAATTTCTCATAGTCTTAGCTAAACCAGGAATGTTCTTAGTTTTCTTATTCCATATACCTATAGTAGGCATGGCTGAAGCTACAACAAGAACATCGTCTTTAAATAATTCAATTTCTAGTGGAAAGTAATTCCTTCTTGTTCTGATCTTAAAATTATCTTTTACGTAAAACTGATATAATCCTTCTCTAACAGGTTCTAAAACAGTGAATCCATCTACTGTCGTAGAGTACATCAATTCTCTCCATTGACGTATTAGAAAATAATCTACTGTTAAAGTTCCACTCATAATATTGTTATTACGTATAAAATATAATCTTCACAAATATAAATAAAATCTTCGATGTTTAAGCCATGCTCAGAGTACTTAGTTTTAAAGTACTGCTGAGTTTTGGCAAAATCATCTAGTTCTATTTTTAATTTAATTACCATATTTGAAATCAATACCGTATTTTTTACGATCCTTAATTTGTCTTTTTACAAAGCTACGTCTAATTAGAAATTCCTCTCTAGTTTCATCTTCAACCCTGTGGTCTACGATTGTCTTAAATAATCTTAGTTCTCTACCTTCTATCTTAATTACATGATATTCCATAAGTATAATTTTTGCAGAGCTTTACCTGCTCTGAGTTAAAATGTTTTATTTGTCCGTCATTTGATAATGAAACAACCCATACCGTATTCTCCAGATAACCATAGTCTATAAATAACAAAGCTATTCCTTCACCTAACGGAGTATTAACAAATATGGGTTGTTTAAATTCATGTATCATTATTCTTTATAATCAGTAATTTTTTCAGGATAAATCCAAATAATAGTAGATGG